TTTCTTTTCACGTCATGAAGTAGATAAAAAAGGTAAAGGTTTTTACGATGGACCAGAGTTTCCTTCTAATGGAAGAATTATGTGGGAAGCATGGGGCGGAGATGCAGGGTTTGCTTGGAGTAGGGCAATAGTAAACAGAGAAAAAAGTAAAACAGAAAAAATCTGGGACGGAAGTCCATTTAGCATAAGGGGGAAATAAGTTATGGAAGATTTAACAGTTGAAGAAGTAAAACAATTAGTTACATTTTATAAGCAAAAGGCAACAGAGATGGAGTTTAACTTGTTGCAAACACAGTTAAAACTTAACAGGGTTTTGTTTACTGAGCCAGTACCAGAAAAAAATAATATTAGCAAAAAAAATAACTAAATAGTTAGGAGAAACCACATGGAGATTGCCCTAGTTGTTGGCTTGACATTGGTTGTGTTTTCCTCTATACTTATAGTAATAAGTAAAAAAGAAAAGAAATCTTTTAACAAAATTTTATATCGTCAAAGCGATATGCACAATATGTTAAAAGAGTTTTTCTTTAGAGATATTTTTGACAATGAAGTTGCTTCTTCTCAATCTAAGATTTGGAAAGAAAAGAAAACTACTAAGTTTCTTATAATAGATCAAAAAGCATATTGGGTATCTAATAATATGTTCTATGTTGGCGATACAGATAACGGTCAGGTTAGACCAGAAACTGGAAGACCAATAGACATATCAACGATGTCTCCAAAAGAAGTAAATAAAATGTTATTCATCCTGGATAACTTAAACGGTGGGAGAAAAAATGATAGTGGCGGTGCAAGGAACTAACGAGTTTGACGACTACAACTTGTTTCTTCGTGCAATGAGCGTTGCATTATCAGGAATGAAAAATGATGAAAAGGACTTTACAATTTATTCTGTTGGTCCTGCAAAAATTAATTCTTTTGTTTCAGAATTCTCAAACCTTTCAGAACGAGGCATGAAAGCCAGGGGTCGTAAGATAAAGTTTTATAAAGTTCCAGAATCTTGGGTTCAAGAAAATATGGAACACATAAACTATTTTGCATTCCTAAGTAAACCAAAAGAGTCTGTATCAAAATTAGTCCATTCTGCAGAATTAAAAAATGTAGAAGTTGGAATATTCCGTTATTAATAGAGAGAGCATCATGATAATCAATTCATTAGCACACATGGAAACAATTGTTTCAAAGAATAAAGAACTATCCTGGATAGGTTGGGATGTTGTAGAGCGTAAGAGATCAGATCTTGCCAGAACATCACCAAGCGGGGTACGTGTAAAAAATGCATGGTACCTACAAAAAACCTTTAACCTTAATCGTAATGGTTGGGATATTCCAAACAAATACGGTCAGTAAATGAAACAACATTTGTGGAAAGATGAAGCAGCCTGCCTTGGACTTGATACTAATATATTCTTTGATAAGTATGAAGAAGTTCTTGATGTCCGTCCAATTGTAGACTCAATGTGCCAACGATGCCCAGTAGCAAATATTTGTTTTGCTAACGGTGTTTCTGGTAAAGAGTATGGTGTTTGGGGTGGGGTATTCCTTGAACTAGGAAATATTTCTAGAGAATTTAATAAACATAAAACAAAGCAGGACTGGGCCAATACGTGGCAGTCACTGACAATGGGGAAATAATGAAAGGAAACTTAAAATGTCACAAAAGTTAAAAATAATTCCTAACACATTAGAAGTAGAATTGGCAGGTATACCTCCTACCCCTTCTGTAGAACACCTTCCAAAATGGTACAAAGATTTACAGCCGTACACTAATGATGCAAAAAAACTTCATTTTCCTTTTGATAGTGCAACACATAATACAACTATAAAAAGATGCATACCATTTCTTGATGCAATGACCTCTGGTTACACTATTGTGCTAGATGATGATGTATTTATAGAGCAGGTAGACAATGCGCCATCAATGCGTTGGAAATCAGAGGTAAGCCTAATAACTATGCACAGTAATGAACAATTTAAAGGAATCCCTGTTCCAAAGGGTTATCACAATATGGTGGCAAAATGGCACAACGATTACGTGTTTAAAACCTCTCCTGGGTATTCCATGTTGTTTACTCACCCAATTAATAGATTTGACTTACCTTTTATGACTATTACTGGTCTTGTAGATACCGATTTATACGATAATACAATTCAGTTCCCTTTCTTTTTACAAGAAGGTTTTGAAGGAATTATTGAATCTGGAACTCCTGTTGCTCAAATGACTCCCGTAAAAAGAGATTCATGGGAATCTAACTTAGAAAAGTACGATAAAGATGAATCTTATAAAAGATGGAGAAACTTTCAGAGGACTTTTGTAAGTTCTTACAAAACCAACTTTTGGAATAAAAAGTCATATTCATGATAATTGAGAGGAATTATAAATAATGCAATATTGGTCATGGGTATTAGCGGTAATAGGTGTAACTGGAATCTTCTTTGTAGGTCGAAAGACCATCTGGGGATGGCATATCTTATGCATTAACGAATGTTTATGGATTACATATGCTGTTATAACTAAGCAGTATGGATTTATTTTTTCTGCTCTTGCATATGCGGCAGTGTATGTTAAGTCTTATCTTCATTGGAAACGAGAAGAATAGTGTATACAGATCAAATGCGTAGGGCTTTTCATTCTATTATTCCCCCAAATAATTTTAAGATAGAATTAATTGATAATGAACATTTTTTAACAATTAAACTAGACGAATATGTATTCGCAAGAATGGTTCATGATGATAAAATACAGGCATTACAATATGTGCTAAATGCAAAAAAAGCATTAGAGATGGAAGGCGCAATAGTGTTGGTTACAAGAGAGGCTATTAAATGACAATATTTATATCTATAGCATCTTTCCGTGACCCAGAACTTCCTTATACTATTAAGAGCGCCATTGACAATGCTAGTAATCCAGAAAGCCTACACTTTGGTGTTGTTTATCAAGGCCTTCCATTAGAAATGCCAAACTTTGATTCAGTCCCAAACCTATCCCTTGTAACTATGCACTCTAAAGAAGCCAGAGGTGCGGGGTATGCAAGAGCAAAGGCCATGGAACTATACAACAACCAAGACTACTTCCTTCAAATTGACTCACATACAAGGTTTGCAAAAGACTGGGACTCTATATCTATTGATCAACTAGAAAGGGCTAAGACTATTTCTGGTCATTCATCAGTTCTTCTTTCATATTTCCCTGCACCCTACGAGCCAGAAAGTAATGGCGGTATGCATTTAATCAAAAAACATCCAAAGATAAAGTCATACCCCACCAGACAGAAGATAGCATTAAACAGAAGGAATCAGTGGACAGCAGAAAGACTTGAGTTTATAAATAGAGCAAAAGAAAATCCAGAAATATCAGAAACCGTTCTTGGTGGTTTTATGTTTTCTTATGGAGCAATGGTTAATGAACTTCCATACGATCCAGATCTGAGTTTCTTTGGTGAAGAAATTTGTTTTGCTATGAGGGCTTGGACTAGGGGCTGGGATATCTATTCCCCTGCAAAAGATATTGTCTATCATTTTTATTCTCGTGGTGGGTACTATAAGATTTGGGGAGATAAAAATCTAAGAGGTTTATCTTGGAAAGAGTTAGAAGAAATATCATACAAGAAACAAAGAAGAATCCTTTGTGGTGAAGAAGAAGGAATTTTTGGTGCTGGAAATGTTAGAAGTCTTGCAGAGTATGAGATCTTTACTAATACTAACTTTAAAGATTTTTATAGTTTGACAAAACAGCAGGACTAGGATATACTTAAAACATGTGGAGTGGGGATATGAAAGATATTTTTATTGTTGTTTTTGCAACGTTGTCAGTTTGCTTTGCATTGTCATATCTGTTGGTCTTAAGACAATCAGTTAGACTTAAAAAAGATATTGCAAGACTTTTTATTGAAAATACTTTGCTACAAGAATATGCCGACATAACAAAATCTATCAAGGCAAAAGAAAATTCAGATGAATCAATACATAAAGAAAACTTTATTAAGTTTCTTTCTGACTCACGAGACTGGGCTTTCTCATATATTGAAAACGTACAAAAAGGATTAACCAAATTTGTTAATGATGTTGATGCAGATGTATCATACTTTGATGAATATGGAGAAGCACTGTCTATGTCAAGACCAGATTATCCATCTATGAAAAATATTTCAAAGGCATACAAAGAATTAAAAACACTGCTGCCAGAAGATGAAATAAGATAATGAAAGATATATTATTATCAACACTAACAGGTTTTGGATGTGGTGTTGTATTTGCTGCATTCAAATTGCCAGTACCAGCACCACCAGTTTTTGCGGGAGTCGCAGGAATTGTAGGGCTATGGGCTGGATATGCTATACTAATTAAAGTTCTATCCTAGGAGGAAACATGAACACAGAACAACTAAAGGCACTACTTGCATCATACGGACGTTCAGTCCTTGCATCAGGCCTTGCACTATACATGGCAGGCGTAACAGATCCAAAGGATCTATGGACTGCCCTTGTTGCAGCGATTGCACCAGTTGCAATTAGAGCAATCAATCCTAACGACAAGGCTTTTGGTATCTTGCCAGATGCTAAGGCCGTAGAGATGGCTCTGAAGGCTGCTAAGGCACCTGCAAAGAAGGCTGTCAAGAAGGCTGTTGCTAAGAAGGCAGCACCAAAGAAGTAATATTTACTTACAGAATTGCCAGTCTAGAAATAGGCTGGCTTTTTTGTTTTATGAGTTAATAATCTTTATATATTTTTCTTTTAATGACTCTCTTGAAAAATGTTCAAAGCCTAACTCAAAGGCTTTTGTTTTCATTGCTTCTTTATCACTAATAATATAGTTATCAATAAGTTCAGCAAGCGATTTAGGACTAACTGACCAAACATTTACAGTTGCTTTTGCCTTAAACTTATCAATTAATTCAGCCTCCAGTGTCCATTCATCTGGCAATACCGTTGTGTTTGGAGAAACCCTTGGCATAAAGACTGGCAAGCCACTCATCAATGCCTCATTCATTGGTAAACATAAACCAGCATACCTTCTAGGCAATACCATTGCATCATAGCCAGAATATAGATCCTGCTTCTTTACAACATTGTCGGTTTCTATAATAATTCTTTCATCTCTTGATTTAATATCTAAAGGTGTTTGTGTTTTAATAACTAATTTATAATCTTCCTCTGAATATTCAAGCATTTTTATAACAGTTTCTGTTCCGTTACGATCTTTAACTGCTGCCTTGCCAGCAACATGTAGAATTCTTTTATGGTCTTGTGCATTTATACTTCTTACATCTTTAAATAACTCCGCATCAGTTGGCGGCGGTAGATGAATAACTTCACATCTATGACCATATAGATTCTTAATATCATCTATGTGCCAAGTACTTGGAGCCAACAATACATCTGGTAATGACCAGTCTTCATGTTGTAGGTTACCTAAAAATTCATAGTTATATTGAAGGATGGTTTTTATACCAGCCATTCTAGCCATATCAGTAAACTGTGGTGAGTAAAAGGTTTCACAACTAATAACAACGTCAAGGTTTTGTAAGAACCCTTTTATCTCACCACTTCTGGGAAACCCTCTATCTGTTGTAATGCAGTCGTAACCTGCATACCACTCTGGATGCTGCTCATTTTGATTAAAAAAACTTGAGTTAATCAATAAAATTTTGTCAGGTTTCAACATGTCTACTAGTTCTTTGGTTTGATTGCCAAGGCCAGTATTATCAGATCTTGCTATGATTCCTAATCTCATTCTTTATATCCCCAAAAATTATCATCTGTAGTAAATTTTCTATGACCATCACGACCATCTAGGTGGTAAGATCTTTTGATGTTTATATCAGGATGATAAATCCATAACTTATGCATATTCCAGCCATCTTTGTTAAAAATATCATATGGCAAAATATCATCTTGAACCTTGCCATGAAAAGTATCTTCTATAAAAAAGAATTTGTCACATGATGGCAAGACAACATCTCTATAGTAACTCTTTTTTGTTAGGTGTGGTCGTTGGCTCCATTGGGAGGTCTGTAAAAATCCATCTTCTAAAGCAAACATTAAGTGTTTGTGAGGTTCTGGAATAAAAGCCTCAAAATGAAAACGAATAGTGTTTGCTTTACCGTATTCAATCATATCTAAACACTTTTCCCAATCAATAGGGTCAAGTGTAAGAGGGGTGTCTCCTTCAACATAAAGAAGCAATGATGTTTTTATTTCTGGCATTGTTAGTCGCATCATTCCTGTTTGGTGGATATGACTTTCAAAAACCATTGGCAAAACATTTTTATATTCATGCAAACATTTCCATAAAATACGATTTTTATATTCATCATAGTCTGCCTTGCGGTGATTCTGTTCTCTTCTTAATCCATCAATCTGCATGATTATCTCATTATCTGGAAAATGAAATCTAATAGACTTAATTGTTTCATCTATGATATCTGTATTAGGATGAGATGGCAAAACAGAAGTTACCAAAACAATAGTTATATCTCTTTTATGCATTTAGTTGCTCCATTATCTTAATACCCAGATCTCTTTTATATTTAATCCACCAACCAACAACCCTGTGCATGTTATTTGGATAGTTGTCTAGTAACTCTGGAAGAAGTTTTTCAATATTATTCCAATTATCTACAGACTGAACAGGAAATTCAGGACCAAACATTTTCATATAAAACTTTGTCTCTGTCATGCTTGGATCTAGTTTATCTGCAATCGGAAGGGTTAACAATTCTATTGATTCAAAGAATCTAAATGTGTCTATTACTGCTGCTCCAGATGGACATGGAGCAATCTTTGCACTTGATAGTTTAGCGTAGTAATCTTTTGGCTTATCTCCTAAAGAAAATCCTCTTGTTGGTCCATAGAGTGAATTTTTTAGGATTGGCATAACCAATGCTAACTCTTTTCTTCTTGAGTGCGTTATCTGTCCACCAAAGTACACATCATATTCTTTTTCTTTATATTCTGGAGCGTTGTCCTTTAGGTGTTGTGGAACTCCAATTGGCATCTTGTTATATTGATCATGCTTTTCATGAGGGTATTGAATCCATATCTCAATATTATTATGCCTAATTTTACTTACATCAAACCTAGCATTCTCATCTCCATTAATAAATAAAACAACTCTAGAAAGTTTATTTAATTCATTAGACAAGAGTTCTTCATTGCCAGCAGTTTGTGGTCCAGGGATTACAACAAAGGCTTTATCTGCTTCTGGAATCTCTGTAACCCTTGTTTGATCTACTCCATGCTTATCAAATATTTCTTTTAATAATCCATAGTCCCATTTGTCATTTGCATAGTCTTGTCCATCATGAGAATATAAGTATGCGTTATATTGATTCATAATATAAATGAACCTCATGTTGGTAATCTAAAATCAATTCTTTGTATCCTAATCCTTTTATCCATTGTCTAAGATTATATAAAGACTCATCCCATTGCTGCAACATAAACTCTGGGTGTCCAGATAACCAAATCTTTGGCTTATGCTCTCTAAGCACCTTCTCAGCCCCTCCTAGGACCCTCCACTCACTGCCCTCTACATCTAATGAAATGGCGGTAGGTGGTTTAATCCCATGATCATATACACAAGAATCTATAGTAATCTGACCATAAGATTCTCCTTCAAGGTATAGTTCTTTAAATCCGTGGGCTGCTTCAATTACGTTGTTAACTTCTGGTGGCCACTTGTTGTAATATATTCTTGAAAGATTGTTTATTTTATCAGATGCAAAACCAGGAAAACAGGCAAGTGGTAAATCTAAATTGTTTGCACTCCAAAGCAATGGAAAGTGTGACCAGACTTTAGGGTTTGGTTCAAATACAACTACTTCCGCACCCCACATTTGACATAGTGCAGCAAACTCGCCTTCTTCTGCACCAACATAGTACATAACATCTTCAGAAGAAATATTTTCAGACATGTGTCTTAGTCTTGGTTTTTCCCAACCTTTAGGTTCGTACCATTCAGGGCGAGCAGCACGATGATCTGGCAAAGTAATCTCAAACTCACCATTAATTATTACCTTTTTCATCTCTGTCATTTCTGCAACCATTCTATTAGTGATACCTTTGGTGTCCATCCAGTTAAACTTTTAAACTTTTCATTAGATGCAAGAGTTTCTTGCACCTCACCAATTCTTGGCGGGATAAACTTAACATCATTTGAAATCATATTAGCAATATCAATTATAGAATAGTTACTTCCATACCCAATGTTATATACTTCACCAAAACCATGACTTGCTTCAGATGCAAGGATGTTTGCTTCTACTACATCAGATATATGTGTAAAGTCTCTGCGCTGAGATCCATCTCCAACAACTGTCAGTGGTTTGCCTTCATGATATTGCTTTAAGAACAGTCCTATTACTGGTGCATACTGACCCTTTAGTGGCTGTCTATCTCCATAAACATTGAAGTATCTAAGTGATATAGTCTCAAGACCATAAAGATTATAGTAAACTCTTGCAAGGTTTTCACCAAACACCTTTGCAGCAGAGTATGGTGTTAGTGGGTCAGATGCCTGCGTTTCTATGTTTGGAAGTATTGCTTTCTTACCATAGGCAGATGATGTACTAGAATAAACAAACTTCTTTACTTTTGCTAAGCGAGATAGTTCTAATACATTGGCAGTTCCCACTGCGTTAGACTCAATAGATTTTCTAGGGTTTAGGATTGCTGGTTGAATTCTTGCATCAGATGCAATATGGAATACATAGTCAATTCCATTAAACAAATGTTCTATCTTTTTATAATTACATATATCATATTTATAATTATTTGCTTTTGGGTTCCAGTAAAATTGCTCATGACACTCGGCTGACTCATTATCTATACAGATAACATTATGACCAAGGTCTATAAGTTTATCAACAAGATTAGATCCAATAAAGCCTGCTCCTCCAGTTACTAAGCAATTCATTTAATACCCAACTCTTCTAAGATTGCAGTCCATCTATGGACATAGGTATGTTCTTTCTTTGTACGGTTGTGACCGTTGACTCTGATTCTTTCTCGTACCAAAGAGTTTTCAAGATACTGATCTATCTTATCTCTTAAGTCATTAAAGTTTCCATGCTTATAAAACACAACTTCATCAGGCATAAAGTATTCATCTAATCCCTTAATTTCTGGGTAGATGGTAAAACCACCACGACCAGTAGACTCAAACAATCTATCACTAGTGTAGTAAGGATACTCAAAACCTATGTTAAGGCTATCTCCTACTGCAATCTTGCTCTTAGCATAGATACGGTTTAATGCATCACCACGAATAGTTCCAGTATCTCCATCTCCACCAACGTGAAGGAATTGTTTGCCGTATGTCTTTCTTAAGAAATCAATTAGTTCTGGGCGATACTTGTGTTCATGGTGATATCTTTTGCTGCCCACAAAAATAACATCGTACTCAAAGTTCTGTGTGTCATAGTCTGGGTGTATGTAGCATTCCTTATCGTATACCCCTGCAGGCATGAAATGGCCTTTAACGGCGGTATTGTGATCAAACCAATCAGCCATAAGTTTATCTACAGTAAAGAAGTGTCCAATAGTTCTATAGAAACTATCATGCTTAAGATCGTTTTGTCTATCAAGGCCAAACCATAAGTCTAAATGATATGTCATTGTAGGAACACCAGCAGAGTTAAGTTTATTAAGAACGTCATCCATTGAGATGTTTCCACCAGTTTCCCAACCATGTGTGTGTACCCAGATAAATAAATCAGACTCTAATGCTTTTTCTAGGATGGTTTGTGTCTTAGCCTTGCGCTCTTGTAATTTTGTCACGGTATGGCCTAAAGACTCTAGACTACTAGCATGATGATTCTCACTACTATAAGAGACTTCAAAATTACCAAGAAAAACTATATTAGCCAAGACTACCCCTTTGTTTTATCTATTATAGCACCTCTGGCAAGAATTGAACTTGCGACACCAGGCTTAGAAGTCCTGTGTTCTATCCACTGAACTACAGAGGTTTAGTACACCAGGTAGGACTTGAACCTACGATAGCCGAATTATGAGTTCGGTGCCTTAACCAACTTGGCTACTGGTGCTTAAGTAGTTAATTGCTCTTTCTAATCTATCAACATTGTCTTGGAATACACCAAGGCCACGATTACAGTTGTGGCAGATATGACCTCTAAAACTATTAGTGATGTGGTCATGATCTACTACCCAGATGCTGGCATTTCCTCCAGTACCCTTGAGTTCTTGTTCATTCTTTAAACAGATAGGACATACGTGATCTTCTTCTGGATAACCCCAAACCTTCCTTAGTTCTAGCCTTTGCTTTGCCAATTTGGAAGCACAAGACCTACACTCTGGCCTTAAATATTTCCCACCAGAAGATGGAGAAAACTGGGACTTGTCTAAGTTAAGCCCACATTTGCTACAAACTTTAATTTACTTTACCTTATAGGTCATAACAAAATAACATGCTACATACCCAGCAATAAATGCAGGGATCAACAATAAAATATTAATCATCTTCTTCCTCAAATTCTCTAAGGGCGTTGTTATTATCATTACAATAATTACAATCACCAAACTCTAATCTATTCCCGCAATAATTACAAAACATACTTCTCCTAACATATCTATTCTATCAGGTTTGAAGGTTTATTGCAACAAGGTAATTAATATCCACCTGTGCATTCATTCCTGCTATGGTACAGTCTAATCTTTGTCATAATTTTGCGGGATGGAGCAGACATACACTCCTTACAAGTTAAACACTTATAAGACCATTCTCCAGTAAAGAAATCATGTACATAACCCTTTGCGTTAGCATACTTTTTGGCTACAAAGGTTTGAAATGGATCAGGAATCTCAAGATTAATCATCTTTATCCCAATAGGCTTTACCAAAAGCGTCATAGTCGTCCCAGCCTTCATCTGACATATTTATTCTCATCTGATCTAAATCATTTTTCCACGCATCTAAGTCTAGGCTGTAGTAAGTGCCCCAACGCTCATAAGGTTTGTTTAGATACTTCCACATTTTTGCGTGGTATTTATAACGAAGACCTAAGTTATCATTTTCATCTAAATCAATAGCCTTAACTATATGATTACCAGCATAGCCTCCACAAAAATTACCTATCCATCGTAATGGCCAAACCCTAGTTCTCTGTATTTTTGTTGAATGATTTATCATCTTTGGGTACCCACACTTTCTTACCGTCTTTCCATACTGGCCAATAGCCTAGGCTACGCCAATCCATTTGAGTTATCTTAGGCTCTTTCATCGCCCTCCCATAAGACTAAGCACTTAGTACATTGTATACCTAGTTCACGCATATACCAAGTATGGCTACACTCTTTTGCCATATGCACACCAAATCCTTTTATCTGTCATGGTTTGATGCAGTTCCCAAAATATAGGATCTTTATGTGACATTTCACATTTTTCACATTCTTGAGGTTTCATAGTTTAGCGACAAACTTAGCAGCCATCTTAAGACCTTTGACTAGACCATCATGGTAGTCTTGATTCTTAATAACTTTAGCAGTGTCCCAAATGCGATAGGATTCTTGATCTAGTAGTTTAGAAATCTCTTCATTACTCAAAGTCAACCTGACTTTCAAACATGCTCGTCATGTAGTTATCTTCTCCTCTTGCTACCTTTGCAGCAAGTATACGCATACCCAGTGCATTAGTAGTTGAGTCCTTAATTTCAATGGCCTCAATAGCCCTAGCAATCTCTTCTCGTAATGTCATTTCGTCTATGCTCATATATCTATTATACAGTTTGGAGGATAAGTTGTCAAGTTCAGCGTGTGTATCTTATAATGTATTCTAATCTTTTTTTACAAGTACTTTAAGTTCTGGTAAATATAAATAATCTATTTCTGAATTATTAAATGTTTTTAATGCATCATCAAGTGTTTCAACTATAGCATTACCAGCAAGATTAAAGGATGTATTAAGTAAAATTGGAACATTAGTTATTTTATAAAATTCATTAATTAGTTCATAATAATGTTTATTATCTTTTTTTGAAACAGTTTGTACTCTACAGGTACCATCAACATGTGTTATTGCTGGAATTATTTTTTGTTTATTTTTTAATACATCAACTGCATACATCATAAATTTTGAATCTTTTAATCTTTCCATATTAAACCAATCTTGGGCATATTCTTCCATGACGGTTCCAGCAAATGGCCTGAAAAATTCTCTTTTCTTTACAATGTTTACATGATCTTTTCCATTTATATCTCTTGGATCATAAAGAATACTTCTATTTCCCAAAGCCCTATGTCCAGCCTCTGATCTTCCTTGATATAAGGCAACAATTTTTTTATTAGCAAGTAAGTTCGCAACATATTCTTTATTTACATTTTTTATTATTTTTTGATTTTTTAAATCTTCTATTTTATAATTATACTCTGGTCCATAATATACATTTATTTGTTTAGATATTTCTTTAGACTTTGTTAAATGGTAATACCAAAGTTTGGCAGCCCCTAATGAGTTACCACCATCTGTTGACATAGGTTCAATATAAATATTAATATCTTTTGGTATTTTTTTTAATAAATTATAATTAGATACGCAGTTTAAAAAGAATCCTCCAGAAAGACAAATATTTTTTTCACCTGTTTGTTTAATAAGTTCAACAATTTCTTCTGCAACTTGTTCTTGTATTTCTTTTTGTATTTTATAAGCAAGATCTGCTTTTTCTTCAAAAGTTTCTAAATTTGAAATTAATGATTTCATTTCTGAAAGAGTAACACCCCTTCCAAAAATTTTTTTATTAATTAAATTTTCCTCATATAATTTAAAATTAAATTTTTTATCTTTTCCATAAGAGGATAGTCCCATTGTTTTTCCAGCATCCCACACAGTAAGACCTATTAATTCAGAAACTTTTTCAAAAACAGTTGCCTCAGACATAGAGTTGGTAAGATATGTCTGATCGTCAATCCAAAAAGGTATTTTAGGTAATTTAAAATTAACAGAAATATGTTTTTTAAATAAAAAACTGGTGTCAGGATATTCTTTTATAAAAGCAGATCCATTTTCATAACCATAAGAATTATCCTGAAACATCTTGCCTTTAAGATTATATCTAGATCCTTGTCCATCTTTTACTATACATAAGGCTCTATCAAATCCAGAATTGTAAAATGCTGTTGATGCATGTACTTCATGGTGAATATCCCAAAGATCTGCTTCTTTTACTCCATATTCATAAAAACTTTTTCCAAGTCCTAAAACATAACAAGTATATGGATCTAAATTATCTGATCGATCTCCACTGGCATATTTAGGATTTTTTTCTAATCCAGTTAAAACTATATAATCTACATGATCAACATAATCTTTTATCTTTCCTATTACTTGAAAGGCGTATCTATCATGTCTAACGTTAGATAATCTTTCACTTTCTAGATGATATACCACTTTGTTGTCAATCAATAATGTCACAGATCCATCATGACGACCCCTACTTACACCCAAAATTATCATATATTTAGTATATCAACTTTCTGCAAAAAAAGCAAGGCACGGTATATCAAGAATGCTCCTTACACACAGGCATAGGTATATTCTCCACAGTGGTAAAGGAATGTCTAGGTTTGGAACATATATAACATAGGCTCCATAGTTCTTTATTATTTAATCTTACTTTATTAAAATATTGTTGTTGCAAGGCCTGCTTTTCTTTTTTAGATAGACCCATATTTAATCGTCTTCACCATCATCTTGATCTTCATTGGGTAAAGTAGATATTGAGGGTTTCTTAATAATATTAATAGGTATTGGATTAGGCTTATGAACCTTTGGTTTGACTACAGTATAATCTGCAACTTTTGACGGGATAGGCAAGTATGACCCCATAAACCCTATAGCAATACCCATAAGGAGAATAAGGAATCTATTGTTTTTAGGTTTGATAGAAATAGGCTCATCATGCTCAGTTAACTTAAACCAATAAGGTTTCATGTACCTAGTATAGCCTATAAGTTATCTAGATTAATAGACTGTTTATCATCATCCATAGCCCCACACTCAACGCATGTGACTTGGCCATCCATATCTAATTCAAAATTACAGCCATACTTTGCACATATCATGGTTTTATTGGCATAACCGCATCACAAGGACAGATGATTGACTCTGGCAATGTGTGGACTTTCGTGTTGATTGCAATAGTTGTTGCACACTCTGGACACTTATATGTATTCTTCATACCTACATCATACCATTCGGCGAAAAAATTGTCAAGTTTTTAAGGTTCGGCGCAAAATAGAGATAACAAACCTCCCCATGCCCTAAAAGGGCACTATTGGTTAATAGCCTAATTTTGCACGGTATATCAAGATAAGTACTCAATAGCCCTATTAAGAACAACAAGATCTTCTTGTAGCAGTCCTATGCCTAGGTTACAGTTAAAGCATAGCAGGCCCCTAACCTTGCCTGTTACATGGTCATGGTCTATATGTAGAGTTTTATCACTAGGCTTATTGCAGATAGCGCACATGTTATTTTGAGACAAAACCATATTGTTGTATTCTTCTTCAGTTAACCCATATTCTCTACGTCTATGAGAAATTAACTGTTGTTTTGTAACCTTGGCTCTATTATTTTTATGATAGACCTTAACTCTGGCATGATCGCAATCTTTACATCTAGAATGAGGATATTTTTTATTTACCACATCTCTTTGCTTCTTGGCTTTATAGCCATCATAAAAATCTTCAAATGGTTTGGCAACCTTACAGACAGTACACATCTTCATTGTTGGCATTAGATTGTAGGTATAGTTAAGTTTTTTAACTGCCTCTAAAACCCTTTTTTTAGTCTCTGGTATTACTTTTTCAGGATAACTAAATACATTGGTAACTGTTCCGACAGTAACTCCAGCCTCTTTAGCAACCAAGGCATTAGATCCTTTTGTGCCATCAGGTGCCTGAAACCAGGTTCTTTGCTTCCATTGCTTCATTTGTTCATCTCAATTACACCCTTAGTATCAAGGCATAGTTTACATATCTCAAAGAACATAGCCCCAGAGGGGTCAATACTGTATTCATAATCACAGAGGTGGGGAGTCTTTCTCATCTCATTAAAAAGTTTCCATGGATCTTTAATAAAATCATCAATATCGCTCATCAAACCAGCATATCAGAAAATTCGGGGGAAGTCAAGAAAGACCCCATTACCCCTAGTATAAACACATCATGGCATACATAGGAAACAGGCACAGTTCACTTCGTGATAGTGTGCTGGATTGCATTTAGGACATTTGGTTGTTGGTTGCTCAATATAGTAGGCAACCTTAAACATTAAACCACAGTTAAAGCATAGGACATTTGACATGTATCCAGCATATCACAGATAGCCAGAGAGATCAATACCGTGGTTTTTTATCCAGACATACGGATTTGTTGCAGATAAGCCATGTAGTTTAAGAAGAGAAATATGCCTAACATTATGATCAGAAAAGGTTTCATATACCCATGATATCACAGGGTTATCCACAGGTGGGAGGCGTGGTTTGATAGAGTTATCCACAGGTTTACTGTAGTTATCCACAGGTTAAATGTTACTGATATTTTTTAGATTTATCTTAAAGTGGAGGAAAGTGGAGGATAGTGGGTTATTGGGCGTTTATACAGATGGCGTCGTAATGTCCAACAGCGGCCAAACCTCCTATCATAAAACCTCTACATTGTCAAACCTTACAAACCTTGCTGGATTATACCCCCAAACCTCCCATTTGTCAACTCTAAAACCCTACACAAAATGGCAGAAAATGTCCAATAAAATCATATAAAGGTTTGATAATATTTAAAAATATCTAGAAAACCAGGGAAAAATATATAGTCTTCGTAATGTCTTTTATACTATAGGGTTTGGTATATCTTTTGATCCCCCGCTGCACAATGTCTAACAGTATTATGATTCACGGCAGGGCGGGGGATAAATAAAGAGAGTTCGTAATACTCCTATAGGAATAACAAACCATACATTCTGGTTTGAAGGTTTGAAGGTTTGTCCATGAATCTGGAAAAATTATAAAAAGATCGTAATGTTTTTT